CAATACTTAGTGATCCCAGTCATCGGATCATGGCTGAATACTTTTTTGTTTCCCATGCAACACCTTTAGGTAAAAAGAAGGGGCCGAAGCCCCCTCTTAGGTTGTGATATTTACGCTGTTACGTCTATATCTGCGATGGCCCCATGGGCCGCCTCATTACTGATTTCCAAGCCGTACTCACACTGGAGTAATTTGGACTCAGAGTCACCGACACGGGCCAAGTCAACAACCTCGAAATCACGGAGGTAGTTCACTGACGCGTACTCAGGATCGAGAACAAACGCAGTACGATCACGTTGGAACCGGTTAGGTACAACCTGAATCGAACCAAAGTCAGACACATACACATCAGCCGCGCCGATGATTGTTGTTGGGCCGTCGTTTGGAGCCATGTAACGCTGTGCCGCGATACCTGCGAAGGTTGATGCCTTCTGCTTCTGAGTTGGGCCTACCATCAAGATTGAGGGATCCCCCCCTTCGGTCCACACGCTAGAAATGACGTCCTTTAGGAGCGTCTCTGTGAACTCGCGAAGTGCGTCGTTAGAAGCATCTGTCGCCGCCGCATTTGGGTAACCAGAAGTTGTAGCAGACAACGTTGGGTTTGCACCGTCAGTTGTACCGCCTGAACCACGGTTAGTGTTAGTGCGGAGCCACGCTTCCAAAGATGCAGTTGTACGCGCAGTTGACGCATCGCCTGCCACAGCGGCTTGGTTGCGGGTCAGAATCGCTTCCATGTCCCTCTTTAGCTCGGAGCTAGCCTTTGCAAGGAGGTAGGAAAGTTCTGAATTTCTTCCGCTCTTATTGACCACTTCTTCTGTACCACTGACAGAGATCACCTTACGGCTGATCTGCGTGTAGTTCTGCATACGCTTAGTTGCAGTTGCAGAAGCGTCAGAAGCAGATGCGCTAGCACCTTCGATTACAGCGTTAGTTGTATCGACTGAAGCCAATGAATCTGTCTGGAACTCGAACAATGTGTTCGCAACAGACTTACGTCCAACGTTAGAAATGAACGGAGTTTCTTCTGGTGAGATGTTGTAGATAACATCAGCCAGTTCTTCGCGGATACCAACCGCGTCATAGGTAGTAAAAGTTGCCATGAGTTAAATCTCCTAACCTAGCAAATGTTTAAATGCATTAGCCGCGTCTGCGACCTTGCCTGTCTTTGCGAGTCGTTGTTGCGATTTACGATAGGCATCTCGACCTTTAGGCGTTGTTGTCGCGGCTCCGGCTTTCGCAACAGGCGTCGCCTGCTTCTTAGCCTTTGGTTTACCGCTTTGAAGCTCATCGAACTTCATCGCCTTATAGAGCGTTGTCACAGCGCGGTGATCGTAGAACTGAGCGATCTCCTGATCGGTGAATCCGATCTTCTTGGCATAGTCGGCCACTTTCGCCTTCTCTGCCTTCGCTACTTTCTCATCACGCCACTGAGGGAGAACCTCGGCTAATCTGCCTCGTTCTTGCTCAACAAACTGTGCGACGATTCGCTGTTTGTCCGCTTCCTGCGCTTGGAGCAACCGCTGTTTCTCCTCGACAAGTGCGCGTTTACGCTCTTGCCTTTCGCGCCACACTTCACGCTGAATGAGCCATTGCTGTGGGTCTTGCTGATATAGCGCATCCCAGTTTGGCTCTTGCTCTTGGTCCTGAACATCAATTTGCTCAAGAACCTGCGTTAGCTGTGCGCGTTCGCTCCGGATCTGTTCAAGCTCTGTTTCCAGTGACTTGCGCTGATCCGCTAGTGCCATCGTTTTACGCGTATAGTCCTGAGTCCGCGAATACCCGCTCAACAATTCATCGATCGACACTTCGACTTCTTCACCATCTACTCTGACGGTGTAAGTCTGGGCGCTCTCTTCTTCGTTCGCTTCGTCCGTTTCTTCCTGACTGGTTTCGGGGTCATATTCCGAGTCCTCGCTAAATTCCTCGGTCGACGTGTCCTCTACCTCAACGTCCTCTGCATTTGCTTCGGACTCTTCTACCACTTCCTGTTCAACGGCTTCCGGTTGAGCGTTCGCTTCCATTAGCCCGCCAAATACGTTAGCGGCTTGTTTGACTGATAGTGATCCAGTTTCTTGGGTGTCACTCATGGTTACATTATCCCTTATCTACGGTTTAGTTTGTCAAGGTATTGTTTTGCCAACTTTCCCTTGTCCATAACGCTAACAAGCTGTGCTTCCACCTCTTCTAGCATCCTGATCGCCATATACGCCTTTTCGCGTTTGGCCGATTCATCCTCCGCCGTGTTGATAAGAGACTCGACGTACCTGTTACGAACAGTAACAAGTGCGTCCTTGTATGTCTCGTTCTCGACGACGGATCGAGCCTTCTCTCCAAGCTCAACGTCCCGTCTTGTAAAGATCATTAGTCACCTCGTGGTGCGTTATTCATCATCTGTCTTAATGTGGCTCCGCGTTCACGGATCGTCATCTTCTCACGCTCGATCTCAGCTTTGAGTTGCGCCACGTCGATCTGAGTTCCGTACTTCGCCTGAAGCTCCAACGCTTCCATCGAGATCTTCGCATCCAGTTCATCGCGCTTGCGCTCATCTTCCATGAACATCTTCTCGCGATCCAAGTTCATCGCCGCAATCCGTGCTTGCGTTTCGGCTTGTGTCTTCGCAATCTCAGCCTGCGCGAGAATCTCTTCAGGTCTTGGCTTCTTCGGCTTCTGGGACGCCTGCGCCATAATCTGCTGAGCCTGCGGACCATTCGGATCAAGGAAGTAATTATCGACATCCTTAATACCCGCCGTTTCGATAATCTTGCCGACAGTATTTCTGTACTGAGATAAGGTGACAAGTGGATTATCTAATCCGAACTGCGAGATCACGTTTTCCTGACGCTGAGCGATCGACTCAAGAAGTATCATCTTCTGCTCATCATCCACTCCGCCAAGCGCAACGTTCACTGTTACGTCGAAACCTGCTTGCCATGCGCGTGGGTCAACTTGCACGAACTCATTCCGTAAACGAACCATCTGCGGTTGGTCCTGATGCAAGATAGTCAGCTTCAGTAACCCCTTGAATAGATCAGTCATGCCGGTTTCTGCGAAGATGCGAGCAATCAACTCTAGGTGCTGACGTGCCGCCGTGACAGTCGCCGCAACCGCTGTCTTCGTTGTTGACTGGAGAGCATCAGCATCCAAGCCTGCCGCCGCACGGTTGATACCGGTACGCGATTGCTTCACTTCATCCATGTACGCCATCATCGGGAACGCTTGTTGTCCGACAAACGGCTGAGAGAATGACTGCACCATGTTTGGAGCGCGCATACGGATAATCCCGCCTACTTCCGAGTTCAGCACGTCTTCTAAGTTCGCCTGACCTTCAACAACGGCCATGCGTGGGTGAATCGACTGCGCCAGTGAATCTAACTGGTTGCGAAGGATGTGCGACTTAATGTTCTGGATATCCATCGTGATGTCGGCTAACGACTGACCAAAGAACGTGTGTGGCTCTGGGTCTGGGCAAAACGCCGCAAACGGAATGTGGTCGTATGGCTCATGGCGCACAATCTCGTGAGCGTCGCCCATACAGCACACCTTACGCAGTTCCGCAATGCCGTCACCGTCGTAATCCGCTTTCACATAGGCTTCGATGTACAGAACGCGCTTGTTCGCATCGTCCTTGGCAATGTAGTTCTTCAGCGTCGCAACGGGGTTACGGTTGTAGTATTCGCTGTTGGTGTCGAACTGAAAGTCCTCACCTGCGTGGTCTTTCACCATATCGAAGTCGTAACCCATCGCGACTAACTCCGAGACGGTAGACATCTTGCGGTGAGCGACGATCGTTGCGTCGTGAATCGACTTGGCACGGCGATCGATCAGGAACTCTTCTGGAGGTAATGCCTCGCACTTGATCTTTCCGTTCTTGGTACGGCGCTTTAGCTCAAGGTCGTATGACATTGGCTGATCCATCACCGCTTCTTGGATGACGTTGCCCATCTCGTCCATGACCGGTGGTTGAACCATGACCGGCTCACCGATCGGCGTTTCCTTCACAGCAGACGCCTCAACGTCTTCATCCTGAAGCAACATCATCATGGATTCGCGTGTCAGGTCGGTGTAGTTCTCTGTCGACACTTCAACGGATTCATCGTAGTAGAACTTGATGATTCCCGCCTTGCGGACCAACGCATCCTTGAACGCGTCGTATAGGATGCTGAAGCCACGGTTTTGTTGCATGAATACATGATTGATATAGTCAGTCGCTTGCTCGGCTTGAGCCACGTCCTCGGCTCCGTGTGGCACGAACTCCACAACCTTCTCGCCGGACGTGAATACTTTCATCAATGAGGGAAGAATCGACTGTACGGTATCGCGTACATCCATAGAGACAACGGCTGAACGACCTTCCTCTTCATCGCCGAACGGTTCGCCTCGGTAATACTGGGAGGCGACGTTGCGTTCTTGCGAGATCGAGTTGTCGATGTAGTCGATCGCGTCTTGCACTTCGGATGTAATGATGCCATTAAACTCATCATCGCTCATCTCGTTTGGCTTATCGATCTCAATACCCATCTCCGACAGCGAGTTCATCGCTTGGTCGATTGGTGAGCCGTTCATGTCGTCGTCTTTGTATTGGTCCATTAGTTCCTGATCTCCAGAAGGCTGACTGGTTGCGGATAGAATACCAGACCGGCACGTTGCCCCTCTAATGGCTTCCCTTCGTATCCAGTGTACCCATAATCTTTAATCAACTGCTCTTTGATATTCTGCCTGTTTACATAACTAGGAAGTGGCGTGACATCAGCTAGCAACCCTAAATTCAACGGGTCTTGGTTTATATCGTACAAGCCCGACAGATTCGCTCCATAGCGATACGGGCGTTGCCTGATATTGCTAGCAGTCTCTCCGACAACATTCTCATTGTCACCAAGATAAAAGTATGTGCGCGGTTTTGTGTCACTGTTTGGCTCAAGGCGAGATGACTCCTCCCCTTTAGCCCCAGAACCATAAGCCTCTGGGTTCGTTTGATATGTTTCGCCGACCTCCCTTCCGATCGTGCCTCTCTTACTAAGATGGACCGCAGGAGAAGATATGGATGTGCCTTCAGGCGGCTCAACCAATGGCCTAAGATCATCTAACAAACCGCTCTGTCCGTAAGGGTTCCTGTACATCGGATCGGTATACTGAGGAGGTAGTAAGACGGCGTTTTGCGGCGCGTATTGGAACTCATTATCCATGATGCGCCGTATCTCTTGTTCGATCTCCGCTTTCGCTTCTGGGGATGCGTACTCTGCATCCCTCCTCAACTTATTAACTCTGGCTTTAACCTCGGCGTTTAAGGGGGTGTAGTTCACAACGCTATTTTGCCCTCGCGTCTCAGAAGCAAGTGCAAATCTAGCAAGCGGAGATAAAGTTTGTGAATGTACTCCAAACGCTTTTTCTTCTCCAACAGGCCCAAATGAGGTTCTTTCTGCCCCATGACCTATCGCATCGTGGACCGCCCTGAATTGTTCATTCGTGTTAAGTCCAGTCAGAGGATCTACTTCATTCAGGTAATCATGGCGATCGCCACCACGGAATACATCCAGATTCCTATTCCCGAATAGGTCCATACGCATTGCATCGCTATCTGGGTAATTCAGATCGCCACGATGAAATGTCATTTGAAGACCTGACCTCGCAAGCTCGTCGAATTGCTCCGTGACTTCTTGTCCTAATTGACCATACGCAGAAGCGACAAACTCGTCATAATTCTTTGCCCCAGTCTCTTCAACGATTTCTGGGAACTTGCGCTTATACTCCTCAAATACAATCTCACCGTAGCGAGGATCGTTCTTTGTTGCTAGCAGAAAAGTTTGCCCGATCGCCGACTGCTTAATGATATTCGACTCAGGCATATTCTTCGTTAGCGTTAAATCGTATGGTTCTCCGGTTCTCTTCAGCGATTCTTCGTTTGCGAGTTGATAGGCGAAGTTGAGTTCTGGGTCGCTAAAAACGTCTTGTAACTCTTCCGGTGAAAACTCTGTCGGGCCAGATTCGCGAACCCCTCCTCGTCCTCCATCGTCATCGGGACGATCTCCGACTCCGGCATCAGATCTTTCAGACTTTTCTCTGACGCGCAAGTAGACTCCATCGTCTTTAACTTCATATTCAGGACGTATCCCCATCCGAGTCATCCGTCGGAACATCCCTAGCAATGGGATTGCTCCTGACATGGTGACAGTTGCTAATTGAGCAAGTTTATCTGCTTCCTCCGTATTTCCGTCTTGACGTGCTTGTTCTGACTGCTTACGCAATTCTTGGGCTTCATTAAATGCCCTGATCTCACCGGTAATCGGCAACATATCAAGAGCAAAATCGATTGGCTCGTTTGTCGCCTGCTCGTACATCCCAGTAACGTTCTGTACAGCAAATTCTTGGGCATCAGATAATAACGAAGAAGGCGTCGCTCCACTAATGTATTGCGCCGCTGTCTGCGGGATACCGAGCAACCCCTGACCGTAAGTCTCAAGAGGGTTGCTGACATTCCCTTCGCGTAAATTGGTTCTCGCCTGACGGCGCAAGTTGCCTGCCTGTGCCATTACTTCTTCACACTCTTCTTGCCGGAACACTGCCACCGCTTACGCGATAGACGGAGGGGGGAGTTGGGGTCTTTGGCGGCTTTTGGGTACTGCTTCATTTGCGCGTAGCTTCTGGCGCAGTACGCATCGCCTTTTGGGGTATTCGGGCGGACGCTTGCGCCTTTAGCACCATAGGAAACCTTTTTACCGGTCGATGTGACTTTGACCTTCGCTTTACCCTTCGACGGTTTAGGCACGGCCCTTCGCCTTCTTCTTGGCGGTTTTGGCGGCTTGCTTGAACGCTTTAGCCTTCGGGTATCCTGCTTCGTTAGGGCGAGCCATCCGCTCCTTAGCCCCTTCCTTGATTCTCTTACGCTTTGCGTGAATATTCGCGTACAGTCCGCGACCGCCCATTGCCATATCAAATGACCCCTTTAAGTAATCTTTTCAAAGGTTGAGTCCAACTAGACCCACTAGCAGACCCATAAATACCCACAGCCGCATCACCGGCTAGGGTTAGTATACACGCGTCTGCCAAATCAGGCGACGATAGCCCGCGCTTCTTCATTTCGTCCTTGGACTCCAATCGCAACCGCCCAGACGAATTAAACGTGTAGCGGGGGGACGTAAGCTCGGCAAGCAGATCATCGTCCTTCGGTAACGCGCATCCGCGTTGCTCCAACCAGTTCTTCATCTTGCCCCATAGCTCAGCACGAAGATTCACATAAGCGTTCTTCATTGCCGGTGATTCGGAGACGTTGATCCCGATCGCAGGTAGCCCGAGTTCGCGCAATCGGTCGACAACGCCAGAACCAAGACCGATCGAATCGATATATATCGAGGTCGGGCGATCTAACGACTCCTCGGCGTCGTATTCATTCTTAATGGCGCCAACCAGTTGCATGAGATCAAGCCCCTGCCACTTCTTCACTTCGGTAATCACGTTGCCCTTCTTCTTGGCGAGCGCCGATTTATCGGAACCAAAGCGGGCAACGTCAATCCCATAAGTCATCTGCGAGAACTGGTCGACCTCGATGTCACGGTTCATCGCTTGCTCAACAACAGAGAACGGGATCATGGTGTCGTCGTCTGACAACGGGAACTCGCCTAAAACGCGGACGCGATACGCGTTGCTCTCTTCGCCATACTTAATCGCCATCTCACGCACGAACTCTTTGGATACGCGCTTGGAGTGTTCGCAGTTGACGTGAAGCGTGAACCACTCATCCTTCAACCGGTTGTGCGTTTCATAGAAGTAGCCGCTTGATCGCACAGGGTTCCCGAGCAGAATGGTGACCGCACTATGCCCTGACATAGAACCTGCCGCCGCTTCAAACACTGCTTCCGGAACACCGGATGCTTCATCTGCAACAAGCATGACGTGTTCCGAGTGGATACCCTGTAACGCTTCCGGTTGCTCGGCGCGTGACGTTCTGGCTGAAATGAACGCCTCGGTCGGCGATGGACGTAGCTCAATACGATCGCTTTTCACCTCAAGTAGCTCACGCAATGCCGGATCAAGCTCCTTCACCCATCGCTTAATCTCAGCAAACAACGCATCGAATAGCTGTGACGACGTGGGGGCCGTGACGACGACCTTCACTGGATAACGCGTCAGCAGATACCAGAGCATCGCCCAACTTGCCGCCGTTGACTTGCCAACCCCGTGACCCGAGCGGACGGAGACGCGTCGGTTGTTGTCGGCGATAGCGCGGAGGAACTGCGATTGCCAGTCATCCGGTTGGACGCCGAACACCTTCTCCACGAACAGCACCGGATCGTTGCGGTACTTCAGGATGAAGTCGTCAAATGGATTTTCAATTTTCGTGGCTTCGCTCATTTCGCTCCTATACCCCTAGGGGGTTACGCCGATGTGTGTCTCGTTATACGTCCACGCACCCGCCGAAAAAACCGCATGGGGGGGTCATCGCGGCGGACTTATCCACAGATGGACGTTTTTTCGTGTTCAAGTTTTGACCAATCCGTGCCGACCGTTTCGTGACCTATCCACAGGCCGACAACGATCCCAACGAAATCAATAACTTACGTCGCAACGTTGCCAAGTTACTTCGGCGCATAACTATCATTATGTTAAATCGCATTTACGGCTCCGGTCACGATATGGTCACGCCGCCTCGTGTGCGCGTATCCCCGTCGGTGTGCGTTTTCTCCGTTATTTGCCATCTTTCGGCGTCACGTCGATTGCCTCACCCTCGATCACATCAGGTGACGAAAGCCTCTTGATCGCTTCCAAATACCTGTCTCCGATATTGATCTCGGTACTGATCTGCATCTTCTCGCCCCACAAATGCGGGTCCATGCGTGACGCTATCCAACGCTTGTTCTCAGCGATCACCCTTGCTCGTGCAGGATCAAGATCACCCTTGCGCACCTCAGTCAGCATCTCCTCAATGTCAGAGACGTGCCACTCAGCACGACTGATCCTCGCCCGCTCATAGCGTTCCTTCCTAGCAGGATCACGCGCTACCCAGTCATTGACTGTGTTGTACGCCATATCCTTGCGCTTACACCAAGCATGAAGCGATTCACCTTGTGCAACGCAATCAGTGATCTCGGTTTCCAGTGCGACTGGATCAGCACTCATCTCATACCATCGCTCACGTCGTTCTAAGTTCTTCGGCAAACGCTCACCCAGTTCACCCTTGTGTACTTTACTCACCATAATCAACCTGCTTCTCTTTTATCACCGATTCCCAGAATGTTTGGCGCATGGCTTCGATTGACCCGTAAAGCATGAACAAGTCTTTCTCGCTACCACCAAACCAGAAAATAGGTTCCCCATCTTCCTGAATAATCGTAAGCGCCATTCCACGCGGAATAATGCCACCCGTATCGATATCATCAGCCACGTCAAACAGCATCTTCTCCACAGCTTTCCGATTCTCGTCGTCAAAGTCTCTCGCATCGAACGGCTTCCCATTGATCCCAATTACCTTATCTACCACCCTGCTTCCTCGCTTGAAGTGACATCCACATGAGTAGTATACGCACCTGCGGCTTGTTTCAAATGGGTCAACGCTGTTGGGTTCTCGTGAGCCATCATCACGATGTCCGCCGCTGTGTACACGATGAAGTCGTCTCCTAGTTCACGCCCCAACGTTGCCGCGACGTATTCGGCATCCTGCGGATTCATCACGGCGACGGCGCGCCGGTCACCCACTCGCGTCTGCAAGTCGAACCACGTCATATCAGAAGTCGAACTCCCGTTTTTCAGTGCTTCCTTCTCCAACGCATCCACGCCTCTCTCCATGACGCCTAACCGTCTTGCGTACTCAAAGTCGTCTGCGCTCAAACGCGCTTCCTTCATCCGCCCATTCGCCTTTGCGAACTTCGCCGCTGTCTCCGCACTACACTTCGACGCTAATCGATCTAAGCTTCCCCAACGTGCAATCGCATCCATCTTCCTGCGTTCCCAACTTGCCTTCGCCTTCCGCGTCACATCGCTTGCATAATCATCCATCGTATATCCCTCAATTCTTAAAATGTTTCACGCTTTAATTCCCGATGGTAAACGGGAGTGGATTCCAACGGAATGTCGTCGTAGACAAGCGACGACTTCCGTGCATCCGCGAACCATACAAACAACTTCCGCCAACTTCCGCCGACCTCCGTAAAACCGTGGCGGAAGTTATCCCTTTCCCTTAAGGGGATTTAATGACTTCCGCCACCCCTTTTCCAGACTTCCGCCAACTTCCGCCAACTTCCGCCAAGACCATCATTCGGACTCACGGTCCTGCTCAATTTGCTCCTCAATATCGATCGTATTCGGACAACGTTGTGACGCCATAGCGTCATAAATATGGGAATGTTTCACGGGCTTTCGGTCCTGCTTGTTAGCAAATATGCGATCCCAGTTGCTCTCATACTTCTCACGGTCCACCGGTCTGTATGCGTCACCTTTGCCGCTCATAAAGACCTCGATAACGCATAAATGCATATACAACAAACAATCAGTGACGCCACAAATTCCATCACTCGCCCTCCTTCAACTCTCGGTTCATGCCAAATGACCCCACACCTTTTTGTTCACGATCTTGCTAACGTGCGTCTTGGTTACCTCAAACTTGTTGGCAATCGTCTGCAACGTCAGCCCCTCCTTACGCAGTTCCCTAATAAGGACCACGTCCTCTGGATCTAGCTTGCGCGTGTTGTGGTTCAACCAATGCGGATTGTTCGTCATACGCTCTTCCTCCTTAGCCGATCGACGTTGTAATGAATCACTGGCTCAACGTCCCTATCATCACCACGGTCTACGCGTCCACCGATCGTAATCGAGTCAGGCGTCTCCCGCATTGGGATAGAGAACACACCGTCGTTGTAGCGAATAACGAATACAGCGGGAATATTTATACGCTGTGCCATCTCGTTGATGTCGTGCCACTTTCTGAGGCTCAGGATGATCGTGTCGTATGTATCGTGGTTGACGTTGCGACATTTGATCTCAACAAACGCCTTCACGTCACCGTCATCCACAAGCGCGTAGTCCGCTTTATACGCAATCGGTAGCTTCTGGTGTCCGAAGTTCAACATCTTCGCGTATGCGACGATGACATCAAGCTCATTACGCAAGTCCTGCGCTGTCTCGTGCATCCCGCTCATGCTTTCTGCCCCCACGCCTTTCTCAGATACGTCTTCGATAGCTTCAGATTCCACGTTGTAGTGAGTTCCGCCGCTAAGCTGATCGCGTTCGTTTTCTCATTGACTGCACGTCTACGCTTTAACTCGTACTCGTCCCTGTTCAGACGTACCCAACGCTTCACCGTGTACACTGATGTTCCGATACTCTTCGCAATCTTCGTGTAGTTGCGTCCATCCCTGTACATATCCACGATGATGCTGATCTGTTCCTTAGTCATAACTACCCCCTAAGCGCGTATGTGTACGCGTTCTTGCCCTTAGTCGTTTCATAATGGGCCGTTCCGTCCTCAAGCGCCTGCTTCAGTCGCTTTGCAAACGGTTTAAGCTCACCCTTATAAGTTGTCCTTATCGCCTTGTCGTGATAGCGCCTTCCGTTGTGGACGATAACCTTCGCACCTTTCCTAAAGCCGTCGAACTCAAAATTCGATGCCTTGTAAATAGTGCCTTCGTGTCCATGCTCTAAGTCAGCGTAGCTAACGACAACCTTGATAGGCGTGTTCTTCTTCAGCCAACGCAACATCGAACCGATGAAGAATGACTCTGTGTTTTTAGGAGTGTCATCAACACAGCATAAACGGCGAAGCTCGGTCACCTCGTCCTCAGAATCAGCAAACCTTTTCCACTGGTTACGCATTGCCATGCGACCAAAGAACGCCGCACCGATCATTTCTTCGCCCCTATCTAACCGGAAACAGAAGTCAGCGATGCATCCGTTAATGCTCCCTGAGTAATGATTACGCTCGATAAACTCGGCGATTTCAGAGCGCGAACACGGAGAGCAAATAAAGTTTCTAACCTTAATCATTCACAAACCCCCGTTGATCAACTTGATCTGATTCAGGTCGATGCACAACGCACAACCCTTTCTGTTTTGTCTTGCCGCTTAACTGTTCGATCGCGAGATATCCATCATCGATCCACGAATCCACGGCTCTCTTTGCGGCGTGTTTCGTCACACCGAACTTATCGGTCATCCATCTGACGATATAACGGTCTGACGTTTGCGCCGCGTTACTGAATGGGTTCTCACGGTTCCAACGTAGCTCAACCTCACTAAACGTCTGGTCGACCTGCTGTTGGCTGATCTCGTTTGCCTCCCTACGCGCAACCTCGACCTCCGCTGTACGGTCCTCAAGCAATCCGGTCTTGCCTCGACCGTAGAAACGCACATCACGGTCTGCCACGTCGTTCGCCTTCACGACACAGCCACACACGATCGACTGCTTATTGAGTGGTAATGCAAGCGCCTTGCATGGACTGATCTCAGCGTCCCCGCTGATCGCCCACATCGCGTACACCAGACGCGCACCATCGACTAAGGCGGTTGACCCTCTGATCGCTTCACGCGCCTCCTCGGCCTTTGTGATGCCGTTCAAGCCATCTTTACGCATATGATGTGCAACGATCAGCGTGGCTCCGGTCTTAGCGCAGATCGAGGACATCGCTGTCCACCAAACCTGCGCCGCTTTCGGATCAGCATTAACGTCTGCCCAACAGAACGCCTGCAACGGATCGATGATGACCAACGCCACATCCTCCATATGCAATAGCTGATCCATCAGGTCGTGGTAATGCTCGGTCATTGAGACGACACCCATTCCCTCGTTAACCAGTGCAATCGCGCCCGTAGCGTCTGGAAGCGGAACAACGATAAGGTTTGGCGACGCTTTCTCGATTTCGTCCGACGTAGATATTTGAGCAAGGCGGCGATGTACGGAGTCGGCTGAATCTTCTGCGGTGAGGAATACGACTTTTCCGCCCTTTGTAACACGGCCCCCAAAAGCAAACGGCGTGACCTCAAAAGGATCATCCCCTCGGAATAGTGCGACCTTGAGCGCCAGATCGAGGAGCGCAAATGACTTTCCAATACCGCCTGACGCCGCGAGCAAGGCCGGAACACCTTGCGGAAAGATACCTTCGACCAAATACTCCATCTCTGGCGGTTCTCCCTTAAAGCGAGAGACGTGCCAGTCGTCGAGATGTAATCGCGTTTGACGCTTCTCCTCCGCTTGTGCGGCCATGCTAATGGCCTCTCGCAAAACCGCCTGTACTGATAGCGCCACTTCACCTTGCTGTGCGCTGTCGTTGTCTGTGTCATCGCTGTGTCCCCCTGACGTATTCTCTCTGATGCCCATTGCTTCCATTTTGGAACGGATAGCATTGAGCGTGTGTAGCTCACCGCGTTTCGCCCTAGCGAGTTGGTATCCCGCTTTCTCGGTGAACGCAGTAATGCCTCGACCATCTTCTTCTAATGTCCTGCCGTTTCTTGTGGCGACGCGCATCTCATAGAGCTTCCACCCGTGTTCGATAATGTCGTCGAGCGTTGGCATGGATGACGTGCTTTCGTAGTACGCCATGATCGTTGACAGGATCGTCTTCGTCATCACGGCTTCACGTCCGTCGTCGTACTGGCCGAACGGATTGGTGCTAGTGGATTGCATTGGCGCGTCATGCGTTCCCGCTGTACCGCCTTCCACCATCGCGAGAACCCAGTTCGGAGCACCCGCGATGTCGTCCATGTCATAGGTGTAGCGATTACCTGACGCGTGACGGCTTGGCGCGGTAACGACAAAGCCACCTTCGCCTCGCACGTCGATGCCTTTGCCGATCAGATTGGTATCGGTCTTGACGTGGAATCCATCCGGCGCTCTCAGGAAGATGTGCTTGCCACCTGATCCGGTCTTCGCTGTTGCGGTGATCGGCAGGTCGTCATGCGCCATCTGAACCTGATCGAGCGTCTCCAATCCGATCTTTCCCTGACCCGTGTCCACGTCAATCACAAACAC